TCCGTACCCACCCGTTCCTTTGCTCAAAACCAGTGTATTGGTCGATTACGAGTCTCTTCCCGAGGGCACCAAGAAACCAGACAAGGCGCTCATAGGACTGGTTCAGACGCAAAAGGTTCTTGACATGACGAACATGGACATCCACGGACCCGTAAAGGAGTTGTGGGTCACGGGGACGTCTGCTGCATCGAACGTGTTCCAGTACGCAAACTTGGCAGCCCGGAGTACGCTCACGTTTGCCGGCGAACACATCGTGACTGAAGATGACGGCACACACACGTTCCTCAACATCATCGAGCCGTTCGAGACTCACACATCCATGCCCATCCGAAACGTTTCGGTCGTGTCGTTCGAGTTTGATCCTGAATCCGAAGTACCGAACGGCACAATCAACTTTTCACGTATCCGAGACCAGATGTTTGAAGGCGATGCCGAAACGGTCTGGGCACGAAACTACAACATCTTGTCCATCCAAGGCGGAACCGGTGGACTTATTTTCAACTCGTAAAGTAGGACATGTCATCGGCGCATCTACAGCTCGCCGCAAAGGGTCAGGAGGATCGTTGGTTATCAGAAAGCCCTGACCGGACATATTTCGAGGCGAAATACACGCCTCGTGTCAATCGTTCCCGTGAGACGTTTGAAGTTCCCCTCGACAACCAGGTCAAGACGTTCGGTGTCACCGGTCGGTGTACCATCCCAGTCAAGGGGGACTACTTGACACGTCTGACGCTCCGGGCCGTCTTCCCGCCCATTTATCCCACGGTTGAGGGCGAGTACGTGTACCCGACACCGTCGTCGCAGGTGGGTGCTTCCGTCTATGCAAACATGGGTCTGACACTGGTCGTCGCAGACGGCGTGACCCTGACGGCCAACACAGTCGGAAACCACTACATGTCCATAGGGACCGCGGTGACTTTGTCCGGTACGACCTACAGTATCTTCGACCTCGACGGGACGTACACCGTGACGAGCATCCCGACGGCAAATTCATTCACGTGTTCGACGGCCCTCGCAGGCATTTCGTACAATGGAACCATGTCGTTTGTCGGAATCGCATGCGGTGACATTGTCAGCTACTTTTCAACCCGCAACTCGAACCTATGGGTGAACAATTTGACGAACAAGACGTGGCAGATTACTGGTGCGACAAACATAGGAAACGTATGGACATTCACGACGTCGGCACCGTCAAACTTTCCAGTTGGAAGCCATGTCATACTTAACTTACCGGGTTCTGGTTACTTAAATTATGCAACAAATGTGACTACATCGACGGATACGGCATTCACTTGCACTGTCGATGGACGATTTATCATGGTTGGTGATTACAATCAGGCATATTCAACTAATGGTACTTCATGGACTCCTGTTTTAGTTCCTCTTGCTATAGAATATTGGTATGGTGTAGCGTACGGAAACGGAGTTATTGTTGCAAGTGGAACGGGAGCCGATGGCAATAGATATATGGCATATTCAAAAGATAACGGATTTACATGGACTCCGGTTGCATTTACACCGTCGGATCCGGCTTACACTTGGTACGGTGTTGCATTTGGAAATGGAAATTTTGTCACAGTTGGTAATTTTATTCAAGGGTATTCAACTGACAATGGAATTACTTGGAATAACGTAGTATCTCCTCTTTCGGGGTACTGGTATGGTGTAGCGTACGGAAACGGTGTTTTCGTCATGGTTGGTACAGATGTACAAGCACGTTCAACTAATAATGGACTCACGTGGACGAATGTCGTGTCTCCTCTTTCAGGGAGCTGGCAAGGTGTAGCGTATGGAAATGGTGTTTTCGTTGCAGTCGGTGTGGATTGTCAGGCGTACTCGACCGATAATGGTCTCACATGGACATCGGTCGCATCTCCGTTATCAGGAAATTTTCAACCGTTCGGTGTGACATTCGGAAACGGTGTTTTCGTCGCGGTTGGTTTATCAGGTAAGCAGGCTCGATCAACTGATAATGGACTTACGTGGGCGTCGGTCGCGTCTCCTTTGTCAGGGAACTGGAGAGGTGCAGCATATGGAAGCGGTATTTTCGTCGCTACGGCTGTTGATAAACAAGCGTACTCGACTGATAACGGAGTTTCGTGGAAACTCGATTCTACTAATTTACTCGGTACATGGTTTGGTGAAGACTTTGCAGATTTTTCGTACACAAATTCAATCTCGGATTCCGTTTCGCTAGGCGTTTTGCCCTTACAATTTAAGAACCGAATGTTTTCGTCAAACACGTACCCGTCAATTTCCTTTGCGAACGCGTCCGACGCTGCATTTTGGGGGTTCGATGCCCGTAACGGTCTGTCGTACTCCCTGACAGCAACACCGCCGTGGACTCTGACCCAGAGCGGATGGGTCTCCGGCTTTTTGCCCCCGAGTCTTTCGACGTGGGACGATTCCGTCGCCCATAAACTCGTTCGGGACGCTCGGATCCTCGTCGGCAAACAAACAATCAAAGAGTACACCGGCGAGTACATCGAACTCCAGAACGATCTGACGGTTCCGTACGAAAACAAGGCGATACTCAAACTCCTGAACGGGACTTTGGACCAGACACAGGCGACGGCGTCCAGGGAGTACTATACGACTCTGCCCCTTGGAACGAAAGAAATTCCTTTGTGCGCTCTGACCCATCAACAGATGAGCGTCGAGGTTGATTTCGAGTCGTTTACGAACCTTTCCCAGAACCTGAATCCGGGAACGGGCGACTTTTTGAACCCCCAATCGTACCTCACGTACGACGCATCAACCGGTGTTTTAAATGGACAACCAATCAACGTCCAAACGACATTCTCGTACCAACAGTACATTTTCGTCGTGACGTATGGCGGTCAATTTATCGTCTACGACACGACGAAGGATGTCGCGGACCCAGCGTCGTATATCATCCTCTCGGCGTTTTCGGGGACGAGCCTGTTCAGTCAATTTTGTGTTTTGTCAGGTACATTGTACATCGGTTTATCGAACGGCAAACTTCTCAGCGTCAACATCAATGAACTCATCCAAGGGAACACGTCTTCTTCCATCTTGAACAACTACGCACCTACCATCGGTACTTTGACAGGAACGGTCGTTGCAGACTTTCGGTACTTGTACTACACCGTGAGTAACACCGCGACGTCGAACGTGTTCCTGTCTCGGTATGACACAACGGGCTCGTTCACGAGTACCGGAAGTTACACGGTGGTCGATTTCACAAAGACTTTCAACTCAAGTGTCACGGGTGTCTACCAAACAATTTCAACGGGTACAGAACTGATCATACTTCCACGAGGTACACCGGGATCGTTGTATTCGTACCAGTTCAATGCAAACGTCCAGAGTCAATGGTACACACTCAATTATTCTTCTTATGGAAATCAAATAACAGAAGGAGTCGTTGTCGGAAGTGACTTGTATTTTATATTAGATAAATACGGTATACTGAAATATTCGAACGAAACATTAAACTCGTTTAATACTCTCGGGTCCTTGTTTGTTACGGGTGATCAATATGGTCATCAAGGATACTCAACTACAAACGGTAGAACATGGACATTAGCCACGTCTTTGATAGACGGTAATTATAAGGGCGCAGTTTACGGAAACGGTATTTTTGTCATGGTTGGACTAAACAAACAAGGATGGTCAACAGACGGAAAGACATGGACATCGGTCGCTTCTCCGCTTACAGGAAATTGGCTAGGTGTAGCGTACGGAAATGGAGTTTTTGTCATGGTTGGACTACAAAAACAAGCTTGGTCAACAGACGGAAAAACGTGGACGTCAGTCACGTCTCCTCTTTCTGGAGGTTGGCTAGGTGTAGCGTACGGAAATGGAGTTTTTGTCATGGTTGGTGATAATAATGCAGCTTGGTCGGATGACAATGGACTGACATGGAATGTAACGATGACGAGTCCTTTTACTGGATCTTGGCGAGGCGTTGCATTCGGAAACGGGGTTTTTGTCGCAGTCGGTGATGTTTCTTTCGTCGCAGGTGTAAGAGCTTATTCAACTGACTACGGACAAACATGGATGATACTCTCGTCTTATAACTCTTTGTTTGATGTAGCATATGGAAATGGTGTTTTTGTTGCTGTCGGGGATAGTATTCAGGAATATTCGACAGACGATGGATTAACATGGAACCCGTCATATAACATTCTTTCACAAACATGGCAAAAAATAACGTTCATGACCAATGTTTTCGTTATGATAGGATATCCTTCCACTTCGGCGTATTCATTTGATAATGGAAATTCTTGGACGAGAGTATTAACAGACTATTTTTGGACTTGTATTGCCGCAAGTCCTTCGACTCTCCCCGGTGACAGTCTCCGGAATCTCATCGCCGTTGGAAATTACATCTACTGTACAACCGGTAATGTCGCTGTTCAGATTGACACGACACAGGACTTGTCAACCGCTGCAGCCTACAAATACCCGGCACCCGTACCTAACAGCCAATACGTCTTTGCCAACGGACCTCGTTACGTCTACATGTTTTCTCAGAGCGATCCGGCGGCCCAAAACATCGTTCGTTTCGATCCGTACCCACCGACACCCACGCTCCAAACCAGTATCCTGGTCGATTACGAGTCTTTGCCCCCCGACGTTCCCAAGCCGGACAAGGCGCTTTTGGGCTTGGTTCAGACACAAAAGGTCACTGACATGAATTACATGAACATCCGAGGGCCCGTCAAGGAATTGTGGGTCACAGGGACATCCGACTCGGCGAACGTGTTCCAGTACTCGAATCTGGCGGCTCAGAGTACATTGGCGCTCACGGCCGGCGAGGAAATCATAACGGAGGATGTCGGGACCCGGACATTCCTGAACACCATCGAGCCGTTCGAGACACACACGTCTATGCCTATCCGGAACGTTTCCGTGTTTCCCTTTGAGCTTGATCCCGAGTCGGACATTCCAAACGGCACGGTCAACTTTTCGCGCATCAGGGACCAGGTATTCAACGGAGGTGCCGAAACAGTCTGGGCGCGCACGTACAACCTGTTGGCCATCCAAGGTGGAATCGGTGGACTTATTTTCAACTCATAAAGTAGAGGAGAGGAACATGAGTTCCTCGACGTCAGGCCCACCGGCACAGTTTTCACACCAGGTGACCCGTCTCCAGTTTCCAAAGGATGTTCACTTTGGCGATGACATTTCGATATGGATCGCCAAAGTGGGTGACGTTGCCCACGGCAACATGTACCTCCGGGTCGATTGGCCCGACGTCGCCAGTCCAGTCGACGATTCGGCCGGTACACGCATGATTGAGTTTGTCGAACTTCGGTACGAAAACAGCCTTCTCGAGCGTCACTACGGCGAATCGCTCGAATTAATGAACGATCTTTCAGTCACGACCGGAAAGCAACAGGTGTTGACCACTCTGCTCGGTAAAGGCCTGACGAGCAATTTGTCGTCGTACTACATTCGCATGCCGTTTCGTCTGAACTTGCCGCTGTGCGCACTCAAGAAGGCGCCCGTCTTTCGGGTCAAGTTTTTGCCATGCCACCAGTTTTCGACTCTGAATTGGACAGCACCAATCAATGTCAATCTGTTTGTCGATTACGTCTACATCACCAAGGCTGAACGAGACTATTTCAAGACGGCAAAGATTGACTACTTGACACACACGATCCAGCGTCTGCAATTTACAACGGGTGCCAACACGAACAAGACAAAGTTCATGTCTGAATTTACCCGACCCGTCAAGGAGTTGTACTGGGTCATCCAGAACGACGGAACAGCCGCGTACGACTACACGAATGAAGGTGTTGAACAAATCGTTTCACTTCGACTTCAATTCAACGGTATCGACGTGATTTTGCCCGAGGTTGGAACACCCCTGTTTCTTCGAACGATCCAGGGACTCGAGAACCATACACGCGTCCCCGACCGTGCATTTTACGTGTACACATTCGCTCTTGACCCCGAACACCCGACGCAGCCCACTGGATCCGTAAACATGTCGGCTTTGACACGTCAGCTTCACACACTCGAACTGTCACCGTGTCCATTCTCGCGAAACATTCGCGTGTACGCCGTGACGCACAACGTGGTTCGGATAGCAGACGGTGCTGCAACGTCCCTTTTCGACACGGTCCAGGAAGGTGGTACCGAAATTCTGTCTTAATGGTAGATGGCGGTCAAGGTGTACAAGCCGGAGTACCCCGGCCTGTACTACTTTGACACGTTCACATTCACGACTTTGGGAACGTCAGGTCACAGAGGGCCCGATTCGACAAAAGGGTACACTGACGCCCCGTGGCGTGACGGTGACTTTTCCATCGTCGACGGTCAGCAGCAGTGGATTGTTCCTGCGACGGGTACGTACAACATCGTGGCTGCAGGCGCCTACGGCGCGACGCCGGGTCGGGTCGTCTCAGGGGACGTTAATTTGTCCGAAGGTCAAACTCTCACGATG